TTCCTAGTACTCTGTTAAAAATAGTGTAGTCTGTTGTAGTTTTAATTTCCATTTAATTATTCTGTTTTACAAATTGCTTAATTACAATCATGCTGCAATGTAAAGTAAATAAAGTTATAAACAAAGGATTTAATAAGTTATATTTAGCTTATGGTATAACGGCCAAAGTTGGGCCTGCTTAAAATAGAGTATGTAGCGTAGCGGCATGGGTCAATTATGTGATTGTGCTTATCCTCCGGCACGTTAACCAGCATGCCAGCCTTATCCTCTTTCCACTTGTAGTTTCTAAATTCTGATATTGCATTATGTGAACTGGATAGTATGTGTATTTTATAGCGCTTTAATAAATCTATGCCGGCATTAATAGAATCCTTTCCTTTAACACTTGGGAATATATTGTGGCCCATTCCACGCAGCTCATTAATTAAACGTGGCTCAGCGCTGTCAGCATATATAGGGTTCTTTAACAGCTTTTCTTCTTTTAGAAATGTGTTTATATCGCTGGTTGTCATTTGTGTTCTATACAGGTGTTCTTTGATGTATAGGTTATGCCCTAGCGTGTAAACAGATACTAAAGTACTAGGGTCATTCGTGTAACCAAAATCCATCCCATAAGCTATAAGGCTTGCATCTACTGGTATCTCTGTAATTTCATTATACTTAAATATAGTGCTTCTACTGGCTGTTCTTTCTCCTAAGCCGTACACCTGCCAATATTGGTCGTCTGTGTCTTTAAGGCGTTCTATCTCTGCTATAATGCTATCCTCAACAAATGGGTTATCTAGGTATGTAGTTTTAAAAAACGCACAGTCATCTCTAGTTATTACCTTATCGTATATCCAATGGTATTCATCACTAGGGTTAAAATCCAGTATTATCTTATCCTGTGTTCTAAATAGTAGCTGCTGCCAATCTTCAAAGTAAAGCTCGTTAGCTTCATTAATAAACAGTAAATCCCTTTTACGCCCTCTAATCTTTTGTGGCTGGTCAAGCGATATAAACTCTACTAGGTTTCCAAATAAGGCGTATTCTGAATTACTGCGGTTATGGAAGTTTTCGCTATATATATTATGCTCTTTTAATATACCCATGAAATCCCTTAGCACAGTAGCACGTAAACTAGGAAAGGTTTTCCTGCATACAGTAATTATCTTGCCAGTATTATTTGTGCAATACTCAAATATTATCCATAGTATGATATTATAGGTTTTTCCAGAACGTGTTCCGCCCTGCTCTACCAGTATCTTCTTATGGTTATCTAGTAAATGCTCATATACTACGTTAGTCTTTATCTTTAGTTCTTCCAATTATCTCTATTTGAAAATTAGTAGGCATACCCTCTGCACCTGTTATTTCTTGGCGTTCTACATAGCCCCTGCCTTTGCCTTTTGTCTTTAAATAAAAGATAGTAGCTGCTGTGGAGTTAGCTGATATTTGTTTGTGTAGCTGGCTTTCTGCAAAGTCTAAAGCTACGTTTTCTATATCCTTAACATCTTTTGCAAAATCCTTATCCTCTTTAAGCCACTTATAATATGTGCTTCTAGGTGTTTCAGATTTCTTACACGCTACAGTTACAACCCCTAAGCTTTGCTCTAAGGCTTTTAATAGCGTTTCCTTTTTTATGTGTCTACTTTTGTTCATATTGATAGTATTAAAGTTATAATAAGTCCTGCAATAGAAAGGCCAAAAACAGTTAAGCTGCTTTCGTATTGTTTATCGCTGCGCCCTTGCCTTGACCTGTACTGTCTGTATTTTTTAGTTTTTATATTCTTTTTCATTTATTTTTATATTTAAAGATGAATCTAATTTTATCATTCTATCTATTATAACTTGGCAGTATTTAGGGTCAAGCTCCATTGCATAACATTTTCTTTTTAATTGGTGTGCTGCTACCATTGTAGACCCTGAGCCTAAAAATAAATCAACTAAAATTTTTGTTTTTTTATGATTTGACAATGCTCTTGCAGCTAACTCTACAGGTTTTTGTGTTGGATGCATATATTTAGAATCTTTTTTAATTTCCCATAAATCAGACTCATTATTTATTCCATCATCTAACTTACCATTAAATAAACAAAATTCGTGCTGATGCCTGTAACCCCTACCTAATCCAAAAACATTTTTAGCCCAAACAATACACGCTTTAAAATCTAATTTAGTTTGTAGTAAACCATAAAATTTCCAATTACACCAAACGTAATAATTTTTAGGATTTAAAATGTTAATTATAGATACCATTCCATCAATTAAATTTTCAAAATCTTTTTTTGATATATTGTCATTTTCTATTATATCAAATTTTCCACTTCTACCATTAAAGGATACGTTATAAGGAGGGTCTGTAAAAACCATATCAGCTTTATCTCCATTCATTAGCTTTGCCACTTGTTCAGCATCTGTGCTATCGCCACATATTAAACGATGCTCTCCTATTTCTATTAAATCTCCTATAACTACATCTATCTTAATATTATCCGGCTCAGTATAATTATCTTCTTCCGCCTCTAAAACATCTTGTTCAAAAGGAAAACCATCTAACCCCCAGTCTTCTAATTCTTTTACATCCCAATCATTAGCCAGTATATCCCAATCCCATTCGCCAAAGCCTACATTATCTTTAACTATAAATTCCTCTACCTGCTTATCGGTTAAGTTATCTGCTTTTATTATATACACTTCTTTTAGCCCTGCTTCTTTGCATGCTCTGTAGCGCATATTGCCACCCAGTATAGCCATCTCTTTATTAACTACTATGGGCCTAAGCTGTAGCATTTCCGGAAAATCCTCTATACTAGTTACTAGTTTTTTAAATTTAGCTTCTTTTATTGTGCGAGGGTTCGTAGGGTTTGGGAACACTTTATTTATTGCAACTTTCTCTATCATAATTATATAACGTATTTTTTATTAATATTTACACTCCGCAATAACCACTATCACATTCGTTAAAATCATTATCAAATAATTCTATTTGTGTTTGCCATTTTATAATTTCACTATACCTAACATCGCTGCGCCATTTACTGTTATTTGTTTCTTGGTCTGCAAACCATTGCATTTTTTCTGGATGTTTGTTGTGCATCTTTTTAAGCAGTAAAGGGCTACGCCACCAGCACCCCACGCAATTATTCATGTAAGCAAATCTAACATTTTTATTTTTCCAAAACATTTCTATATTGTCTTTGTAAATGTTATCGTCTATTAAGGGAAAGTCAGGTTTACAATATTTGTATTCTCCCCAAGAATTTCTACCATCTTTTAATTTTGTGAATGTTGCTTTAACTTTAGTAAACCCATTATCATCTGTTTTATCTAACATTTTTACAGCACGTCTTGTTTCATTTGCACGATAACCAAATCGCATAATAACAGGTTCTTTTACTACTTCATACATCCAATAAAGAATCGGCATTGTTTTAAGTTCTGTTGTACAATACCTCGCCATTTTATTAGGTAAAAACTTTGTGCCTTTTTTTGTTTTAATTATTGTGTCATCAAATGTTTTACCTGTAACCCAGTCAATCTTAGAGCCTATGTACTGCTCTAAATCTAACATAGTGTATATAATAGTATCATCTTCTAAAGTACCTATAAACTCAGTTCCTAATCTATCAGAAACTTCTTGGCGTATTTTAGCATCAGGAAACAAACATTTTTTATCTTGCGTTCTAACTAAAGAAAACACGTTATAGTCTGCCTTATAATTGGCAGCTATATAACTTGAGGTTTTTCCCCCACTTAAACTATTTACTGTTTTCATTTTGCTTTATTTTGCCAATCCCAGCTATGTTTTAAAACCTTAAACTTTTCTTTAAATTCAAAAAATTTATTATCCGGCACAGTTAAAACCATTTTAACAAGTGGGTTCTTTAATATTTTTTCCAGCTTTAGGTATTCGCTCTCTAAGCTGTTGTATTTATTTTCTAGGTAATTAAACCTATCTATCTTATCGTAAGGTATGCGTGTATTAAAAACAAAGGTTTTCTCAAACTCTACTAAATTTTTGTTATCCCTTTTATATATGGGAAACATTTTTACTAAGTGCATAGCTGTAGCATGGTCCATATTTTTTCCCTGTGAACAAAAAAACGCTGCAATATCCTTCCAGCGCATGTTAAGCTTTTCACGTAACAGGTAACAAACTAAGGCCCTGTTTTCTACATAGGGCCGTTTTCTAGTGTTGTTATATATGTTAATTTTTGATAGCTTTTTTATTTTATCGCCAATATCTAAAGGCGTTAAATCATCAGGTTTATTTTCTTCAATCATTCGGTTCTTAATTTTAAAAGGTTATAACACTCTATATACTTCTGCTTTGCCTTTCCTTTGTATTGTAGTTTAAATAATTCGTATAGTTTTTTAGTGTATTGGTACTTAGTAGCGCATGTATCAAAATACCTTTCAGCAAACCGCTTTCCCTTACCCTTAAAGTAATTTACATTGTCAGCCGTATCGCCAACTATCATTTGCTCATAAAAATTATATAGCGCTTCATCTTCTGTTATATCCAATATCTCTTTGTGCTTATAATGGTAGTTATAAATTATGCAGGGGAATTGCCTATAGTCTTTATCTATTGAAACTATCATAACTTCATTTCTGCCTAACTCTTGGCTTATATTGTGCCAGTACCTAGCTACTAGGTCATCTGTTTCTATACCAAAACCATATATACTATCGTACTGCTGCTTAACGTAAGCGTGCATCTCATGTAGTAAAGGCGGTAACTCTTGCTTTTTTCTATTAGCCTTATAGCTGGCGTTTAATATCTTTCTAAAATTACCCTTACAGCCGTTAAAAGTTATAACCTTGTCTACATTATATATCCCTTCTAAATGGTTAATAATAGCCATGTACTGCTCATCAAATTTATTTCTAGCATCTGCAATATCAGTAAAGTACTTTTCATCATCCATTGTTTCCCTTTTACGGTAACAGCTAGCAAAAATTAAACTATCGGCATCTACTAATAAAATCATAAGTTATTAAGCTTTTCTAAAGTTCCTTTAAAGCATGGTATCTCATCCACTTTTGTTTCTTTATAAACCTTGTAACCGTTCTTTTTTAAAAACTTTATTGCTTTTTTTATTTTATTTTCCTTAACTCTAAAGGCTTCAAAAATTTCACTCTCAAATGGGTTTGGCTTTATGTTCATATTTTTTTAAGTGAGGTTTTAAGTAAGTCTAAGTGCATGTCCTGCATCTTCTTATTCTCTTCTACAACTTGGCTTACTATAAAATGCAAGTCCTTAAAAAGGCATTCTACGTTAATTGTAACCCATCTATCATCCTTAAAGTCTCCGTAACCAATATGCAGCTCCCCATCTTGGCAGTACAAATGGTTTGTTTCATTTATATACGTATGCATTTTAGCTCTTTCTAATTGTTCTTCTAAATCCTTAATTTTGTTTTTTAAAGTCATTTTCTAGTTTTTTATGTTAAATTTTAAAAAGTTTTTGTTATCTGTTTCTTTTAGCTGCACATTAATAATAACATCTGTTATGTTAGGGTCTTGCTCAGTATGTTTTTCTATAGCTTTTTTTAATGCTATTAACGTAGCTGTAGTTATTTCCATGTTATTTATATGTTATCCACTACACATTCTTCAAGCTCGTAAATACCGTTATCGCCACTAAATGTAATAAGTGATGGTGTAACCTTAACGCTACCTCCCTCGTGCATTTCTATATCCCAATACACTTCATTATGTTTTTCCTCAAGCCATACCCATAGCCTTTCCTCTAAGTCAGCCATATCCATATCCACCATTATTAAGTGGCCCTGCCTGCAATTTGATTGAAATAATTTTGTCATTATGATAAAGATTTAATTAAATTGTCAATATCTTCTCTACCTTGCCATCCTAGCGGCAAATCATTCATATTACCGTTTTTATCAATTACACCAACCTCAAACGAAGAAACGTGTTTAACCTTATTAACTGCTGCTCTTACACCAGTTGTACCTGCACTATACATTCCTTGGCCTGCAACTACAGATAATTCGATGCCATTATCTAGCATTAATAATCCTTGGATGTATCCTTTGCCTAATCTGTGTTGTTTAAAATTAATGTCTTTAAATTTTTTCATTTGTTCTGTTTTTAAAATGTTAATTAATCTGTTATTTCATATAACCATTTATTGTCTAGTATTTTTTTAACATACCAGTCATAATATCCTCTAGTTTTTCCTAATAGTATTTTACCTATTGTTGAATCTTTACTTACTTTTGTTCTTAACATTGTTCTGTTTTTAAAATTTTAATTCTAATTCATTATACCATGCACCGTTATCAAAAAGTATATTACACCCATCTATTGCAATAATAGTTATCTCAGTAATTATTTTTTTACCGTAATGTGTAGTATAAGTTTTTGTAAATTTTTGCCCTATTTTCATATCGTATGTTTTAATATACAGCTAATATAATACTTATTTAGTTATAAACAAAAAATTTAATAAGTTTTTATTTTAAGCCGTTATTCCAAATAACATTTAAATCACTTATCCACCTATTTATTTCTTTCGGATTGCAGGTACATAAACGATAGAAGCTGTGTTTATGGTATTCAGCGTGCAGCTTGCAAACCAAATCAAACTCGGCTGCTGTAATGACATCGTTCTTTCCCATTCTAAATATTGACCAATCTTCATAATCTATTTTTTTAAAGTTTACCATCTTTTTATCTTTAAATTGTTAAGCTTTTTCCTGCGCTTATCACAGTTACACTTAGTGCCTTTAAATGCATGATAGCTTTCTACCATATACTTAATGCCAGTATATTTAGTGATGTAGTAAATAATATCTCCTAGTTTCATAATTTTAATTTATTAATGTTCCAAAATTTGCCCAGCTCATTTAGCATAAAGTTAAACTCTGTATTCCCTTTCCTTGTATGCCATTTGCCTTTGTAGTAGTATTTAAACACCTTACACTCGTGCAGGTGTATAAGTTTGCTGCTGTTGTACTGTTCATGCGTTACAAACAATACTATAGCTTTTTTAGTGTGCCAGCTATCGCATATTCTTTCTAAAACTAATTTTTGGCCGGTAGCCATAGCGTTATTAATTCTTTTTATTTCTATTAAAATTAAAGCCTCATTATCAAACTCCAAAACCGCATCAATATCAGTAGGGTGTATAGGGCCATTTTGTACTCCGGTAAAATCCACACCCTGTTTAATCTGTCCGCTGTTTCTTATTAATGTCATAGTATTTTTTTAAGCTTATCCTTTACTTTTTTAAATGTAAAATAAAGTGCATAGTATTTAATTTTAGATATTCTAGAAAATTCTGCTATAGATTCTCCATCATTTATTATTTCAAAAACCTTTCTATCGTACCAGTACATCTTAGCTAATTCTTCTTCTACCTTATCGTAAGCTTCATCATAATTAACGTCATTATGTGCGTAATAAGTATCCCCATATTTAGCTATATGCTCATCTAAATCAATAATTTTTATGTTCTTTTGTTTCCTTTTTAAATCAATAAATAAGGTTTTAAGTGTTTTAAATATATAGTAATAATTTATTTCATCTTTATACATTATATCTAAGCCACCTTTTTCTAATTGTAACTGTATTTTTATATACATCTCCTGCGTAATATCCTCAGCTATTCTTCTAGTGCAGCCAAACGTGCAAACTATATCAACCCATGTACTGTGCTTTTTAGCTATTAATATTATTTTATCTTGGACCATTACGTTTTTAAGGGGTCATATAAATCGTTTACTATTGTAGGTAGGCCTAGTTCATTAACCTCAAAGCTAAACGTATTAAAAGCATAACCCCTGCTCCTTTTACATTTAACCGTAACCCACTCTTTATTAACAGTATTCGCTTCTAACTCGATATGAGTTTCGCATTTTTTTTCTAGAAAACTACCTAAATGTCCTGTCATTTTTGTAGTACCGTAATTGTGATGTATTACGTTAATTATATGACAATTAAACTTAGCTGACCATTCCATTAGCTTTTGCACTACTGCATTAGATTCCTCTAAACTGTTTACGTCACTCACAAGGTCGGCAATCCCATCGATAATTACAAGTGAGGGAGTATTTATTTTAGTTTTGAGATAATACTCAATGAACTCTAAACGTGTCTTATAGCCTATAGCACGCAGGCCAAAAGTGTGATATATATTGGGGTCTATATCTTTATCCATGTCGTAAACTCTTTTGAAGACTTTTTGACAATGCCATAAGCCCTGCTCAGTATCTATGTGTAGTAAGTTACCTAGCCCCCTGTGGCCCTTTATATTGCCACCGTATATATTAGAGCCGCTTAAGTAAACGGATGCTAGTAAGCTTATAAAAAAGGTTTTCTTTGTCTTTGGTGGAGCGCTTACGCAGCTTAGATTGCCGTAAGTGCCAATAGGAATTGGAAAGCTTTTCTCTCCTGTTTGTTGTTTAATTATCTTTTCGCCTAAGGATAAGGCTACTGGTGGATATTCGATACTCTGTTTTGTGTTTACATAGCAGTCCTCCAAAATAAACTGCATAAGCATATCATGCTCTAATTCTTTTTCTGTCATAGGTTAGGTATAAAAAAAAGGGTACGTTAATTTAAAACATACCCTTTTATAGTGTTAAGTAAAAGGCTATTAAAATGGCAAATCAGATTTCTCAACTACATTAGCTGATTCTGTGCCGGATATAATATCAGGCTTTTCTTCTCTTTCTGCTAATTTAATTTTTCCAGTATCCCCTACTGCATCTTTTATCCAAACCACCTTTCCATTTCCTAAGTAAGTTAACGGCTTGCCTGCTTCCTTTTCATCCATTGTACGGCTATCAGTTACAGAAACATTGTTCCCATAACGTGTGTCATCGTTAATAGATATTGTAAAATTATACCAAACATTTCCGTCTTTTCCTTTTACAAATTTCTCTTTTGGCATTTTTGCCACGTTAATACTCGCGTTAATAATTGCTCCCATAGTTTTTAATTTTTAGTTAATATAAAGTTACTGATTTTTTTTATTTTTTAAAGCTATCTGATTCATCTTCGCCAAACACTCCAAGTTCATAAAAACCTGTAAGCTTTAATACCGCTCTACTCATGGCTCTTTTCTCAGCCATTTCTGCAACATACCAACTGGTGCAGTTTCCATCCTTATAGTTATCGCCTTTTAAAGCAGAACCAAATGTTTCTATTTTAGCTGTAGAACCTTGTGCGCCTATTCTAGCGTTTGCTTTAAATACTGCAAACTGTGGCTCGCATTTAATTACATCGTAATTTATCTGTATTTGCTCTATGGCTTGTATCTTGTCTATTCCCTGCCTAGTGATTATTACATAGTGCTGGTGCTTAAATACATCGTCTTTGGTTAAGTCGTATTTTTTATACAACTCTAATAGTTTATCTCTTTTCATGTTTTATGTTATTTAAAATTAATATTTGATACCTCTAGTACCGCTTCTAAATACATTATTCGGGCCTGTAAAGCTTCTACTCTGTATTTGTATTCTAGCAATAATGTATCCTTTGTTTGGTGTGAGTAGTTAGTTCTTACGTTATCTACATCCATTGTAAAGTGTCTAATAGTGATTTTTTTTCTTCCAGCTTTTTGTATAAGTCTAACTGTGAAAATGCATCTTGAAAAAGTGCTGCATGTTTTAACTGGGTTTCTAATAATCTAACCTCAGCCCTTACTACTTCTAATTGTGTTTTTGTCATTATTCTTATTTTATGTTCACCGCTAATATATAAACATTTTTGTTAATAAAAAAACTATAGGGCAAAAAAAAAGGCTGTTTATAAAAACAACCCTCCTTTATTAACATAAAACAGAATACGTAAATATAGTCATTTACATTTCATCTACAAACTTTTTGTATTTAATTATTAATTCTTGTAATTCAAAGTCAGCCAGCTTAACTGTTTGCTGCGCTTTAATATGCAACCGCCTTGCAGTACCTTGTCCATACTTTATATCAAGATTATTAGAAAAAAGAAACTGTTCGCCTGCGTTCCAAATATTGCATTTTGGACATTGAACCTGACAATTAACCTCATCCCACCTAGTGGAGTAATGTTTACGTGATTGAAAATGTCCGTTTTGTAAGGCTTTCCACTCATCAACCTTACCGCATGTAAAGCAAGTGCTTTTTCCTTCTGTAGAGTTTTTCCTTCTAATATATTGACTAAATATAGTATCAAGCTTTTTTACAAGCTTACTCCTTGTTAGTTTTTTTGCCATTTATCTTCCATATCATAAGAACATACTTTGTTCATTTTTAAAAATACAAAAAAAAATTAGCGTAATACAGAAAAAAGTAATAAATTTAGAATTTTTATAATAGTAAAATAACTATTTATAATTAATTAGTATAAAATATAGTATTTATAAAAGTAATGACATTGGCATTATTTCCCAATAGCTCTAAGCTTTTCAAAACCTCTAGAACCAAAGTAAGCAGCGACTATTAAAGACAAAAGCCCTGTAATGCTATCTAAAGGGTAATTTAAAAACCAACCTATTATATAAGATATAGAAAAAAAGACTAAGGTAAGTGGTCTTACATTCTTTGATAACCAACTATCAGATTTCATATCCGATTGCCACCTTTTGGAAACTTCCTGCATTTCTACTAAATCTATTTCTAGCAGTTTTAAAGCCTCTTCTTTATTTTTTGGTGTGATTACTTTATCTTCTTTTATAAGCCCTTTAATTAGCTTTAAAATGCCAGCATTTGGTAATATACTAGCCGTAACATCAAATATGTGCGGTGCTATATTGGCTAAAAATTTCCCAACCCTAGTATCTGAAAATTTCTTTTTAGGCATTATTTATCTTTATTATTTTTATTCATTAAATACCATTTTTGCAAAGTGTAAAAAATTGTAATAAGCAAAAGTGTGATTTTTAAAATTACGTCGATATTAGTCAATGATATAGTAAAGGTGCTTGCGTTGATAAATAATAATTGATAATCTGTTTTCATTTTTTGTCGATTTGTTGTAGCTTTTTAGCGGCCCAATTTATACCGCTAGTTCCTCCCCAGCCTAACCATGCAATATATCCTTTATCTTTCCAAGGGGTTTCCTCAAACTCAGGATTTACTTCTGCATTTTGTTTGTGTCTTTGGAAAGCGCTCATTCTAGCAATAGTTTCACGACTTATATTTTCTCTTTTTGCTAGTTGGTTTGCCCTTACCCATCCTATTCTAGTCATTCCTTTTACCTCATCGCCATACTTATCACGCCACCTAAGGGCCTTTTTAGCGTTATTGCTGGCACTTTTTGGATAATCGTTGTAAGTCTCTAGGTTAATCATTTTACCTTGAAAAGAGCGGTAACAAATAGCTATAGCCTGCGACTTATCATGGTACTGCATCATCTGCGGCACACATCTAATCATGTAATCGCTTTGTTTTTCTCCGCTTTTTTTATTTGGTATTGGCATATCTTAACAGGTTTCACAGTCTGTCCAAGTGAAAAACTTTCCTTTTTTTCTTGTAACTAAAACCTGTTTTCTATTATCTTTTTTATTCTTATAAGAAACATGCAACCAAACCGGTTCATCTAATCCAAATTCCCAAATTAATTGGTCAAAATCTAAGTTATCTTTTATGTAGTGAAACATCTCAAGATTAGATTTGCCACCCATAGTAGTTAAATCTATAGCGTTTCCAGTTAAATGACTGCTACGTGGGCTGCCTTTTATGCTAGTGTTTAATTTTTCTGACCTAAACATGCTATTAACCTTTATAGGGCCTTTAACATACTCCCTTAATGGTTCAAAAACTTTTTCAGCTATTAGCTCCATGTTTTTAATATGTGCAGCCGTAGGCTTGTTTTCTATTTCATACTGTTTAGCATAATTAGAATCAGTGGCTTCTTTGTAAGAAATGTGGTTACTTATTTTCTTCATCTTTTTCTGGAATTAATTCATAAGAACCATCCTTTAAGTTGATATTTACTTTACCATACTCTGCTTCAAGTTCTTTTTTTGATTTGTCTTGCTCTAC